ATGGCTCTAACCGATATACAAATCAAACGCGCAAAACCACAAGACAAACCATATACAATGAATGATGGGCAAGGCTTGTCATTACTCATCAATCCAGACGGCTCAAAGGGATGGCGATTCCGCTTTCGTTTTGCCGGTAAAGCGCGGTTAATGTCATTTGGTAGTTACGATCTTGTAAGCCTCGCGGAAGCACGTGAGAAACGCGATACGGCACGTAAACAGGTTGCAAACGGCATTGATCCAGCAGAAGAACGTAAGGCTCAGAAAATTGCTCAGAAATTATCAACTGAAAACTCTTTTGAGGCCGTTAGCAGAGAATGGCATGCAACAAAAGCAGATCGCTGGACTTTAGCTTATCGCGAAGAAATTATTAAAACATTTGAACAGGATGTTTTTCCTTTCATTGGTAAACGGCCAATAGCTGAAATTAAACCCCTAGAACTGCTTGAAGTTCTTAAACGCATAGAAAAACGTGGAGCGTTGGAGAAAACCAGAAAAGTACGTCAACGATGCGGAGAGGTGTTTCGCTACGCGATCATCACTGGCCGCGCTGAATACAATCCAGCACCTGATTTAGCTATCGCTCTGGCCGTTCCTAAGCAAAAACACCACCCATTTTTATCTGCCGAAGAATTGCCTTATTTTATTCAAGATCTTGAAGCGTATACCGGAAGCATCATCACTAAAAATGCGACAAAAATAGTCATGTTAACTGGCGTAAGAACTCAGGAAATGCGCTTTGCCACGTGGGATGAAGTTGACCTTGAGAAAGGAATATGGGAGATTCCAGCTGAAAGGATGAAAATGCGCAGACCTCATATTGTACCTCTATCTACTCAGGTGATTGCCCTTTTTAAACAGCTCAAGCCTATTAGCGGCCATTATCCCTACATTTTTATAGGTAGAAATAATCGTAGTAAACCTATATCTAAAGAAAGTGTGACACAGGTGATTGAGTTATTAGGCTACAAAGGTCGTGCAACAGGTCATGGGTTCAGGCATACCATGTCAACCATTTTGCATGAAAAAGGATTCAATAGTGTATGGATTGAAATGCAATTAGCTCATGTAGATAAAAACACAATTCGAGGCACATATAACCATGCACAATATTTAGAGAAAAGGAAAGAAATGATGCAATGGTATAGTGATAGATTATATCCGAAAATGAATATGGAGATATATAATGCACTTTAAATTCTACACAACGTTAAGATTTATGAATGTTATAGGGGATAATTTCGATGATTTTGACCTCCTTCCCGGAGTTACTCTAATAAGAGATAGGGCAAAAATTAGAAAAATAATTAACAAAGATATTAAGCCTTTTACTGGTATCATTGAATATGAACATTTATACAATGCAAATCACATAATTTTTGCCGATCTTAAAGATGATTTTTTTCAGCCGTCTACAAAAAGCAATTTTGCATTGACGACTTGGCTTTTGTGGATAGATATGCTTATAAATACTTCTTGGTTTATCAAGGATAATGGCATGCTTTGCGAAATTGCATATTGCAATAAAACTGATCGCAAAGCATATTCCGAATGGTCGAACAATAGTCTATTAAGTTTATTTACGATGGCAAGCGGTTATCGCCATATTGATGTTGAATTTAACAGGAGTGACTTAACTAAGTGGGCAGATATAAACCATCGAGTTCAAACTCACCTATATAATAATAACTCTACTATTTTTGATTCTTTTGTTGATTCAAAATATTCTCGCTATGGAAGGGCATTGAGTTTTATAAGATCAGCAAAGCGAGATTTCGATCCCGCAATGAAAATATCTCACTACTGCAGCGCACTTGAGAGCTTATTCTCAACAGATAGCTCTGAACTTTCTCATAAACTTTCTGAGCGGGTCGCTATTTTCTTAAAACCATATAACTTTGATCCTATCACTACATTTGATGAAATAAAGTCATTCTATAACATTCGCTCTAAAGTTACTCATGGTGACAGTTTAAAATCATCTAAAGTTGGAAAACTACCAGAGGAAAGCATTAAACTTGATAATTATTTAAGAGAAATAATGAATATAATAATAAACTCTGATGAGTTGATGGGTGTATTCAATGGTGATAAGGATAGCTTTGAAAGCTACTTCAAGAAAAAATTATTGCTTGGCATTTAAATTGAAAATCATCCATTCGCGCGCAGTGCTTTCCCCGCCTCGCCCGCCCGCTTTGCGGGGCGGTTTTAATGCAGTTGCACTGACACGCTCACGCCGCGTCGGGCGCGGCGTAATCTGCAGGAAATGAGGCGGGAAAACGCATGCAAAGCCATGCACCTTATCGATGCATGGCTTTTTTCAGTAAAAACAGGCGGATTTTCGGGGAATTTTACACAGACTGACGTGATGCCAGTTCTGCACTTTTACGCGAAAAAATCATGTTCTGCGCAGGGGTGAATTTTTCACGGCTGTCATCCACCGAAGCCGCGTCAGGCCTGAATCCGATGGTCGTTAAAATGTCGCTATCCTGTGCGGAATAATTAATTTTTTCACCCTTCGCAAGCCAGGACAGGAGGGCTTCACGCAAAGCATCTGTGGCACGCTGTATGGCACAGTTTCGGGCAATGGCCGTCAGCTCACTGTAGCCCATCAGCTCCGGTGCCAGTGCGGCCGCCAGTGCTGTGCCGTGCTGCTGCATAAAATCATTCAGCCGCTCGCGGATGCTGATGTGCTGAACGGCTTCATGCGAACGAATATAACGACCGGCGGCCTGATTCACCTGCCATTTTCTGACTTCGATAATATTGCGTAATTCGTCCAGGCGGCTGACGTTTCTGCCTTCTCCTGACAGAAGCCGCAGATATTCCTGTTCGGCCGCTGCCAGCTCATTTTTGCGTTGCAGCCATGCCGCTTTGTTATTCTGGCAGACCTCAAAAGCCTGCTGTAATGACATTGTGGTCACACCCCGTCTCCTGATTAATGGTTGAATGGTGAGCTGTAACAGCCTTTAACTTTTCGGACAACAGCCGGTGCTGTGCTTGCCGGTGCTGGTTTTTCCTCCGTGACCGGAGAACGAATCACGGCACAAATTGACTCATGCGTTTTAAATGTCGCCGAACAGTAAATATTCTGGCACTGCAGATAACTTTCTTTGACATTGTCACTCACATACCGGCTGGTGCGAGTATGCGCTGAATGACGACAGAAAGGGCAGCGCATCATGACAGCAGTCCTCTGGCCTTAAGCACTGCTCCCTGCTGGTCTATTTTGTCCTGCCACACCTTGCGCTGTGCCGGTGTGCCTGCCACCTCATAATCCATGTGCGGGAGTGTTGCCGCTGACAGTCCGGTCAGCCGGAGAACCGGCTCGCCGGTGAGGCTGATTTGCATCTGTTTAATTTTCTGTTCCAGCGATGATTTCACCTGCTGCATGACAGCCTTTTCCGGTGCGACGTAGCCCTGATGGCCGGTGGTGTTGGCGAGCGGATTTTCCTGTACCAGAATGCTCAGATGCATTGCCCGGACAAGCGCCTCACAGGTTTCATTCAGGGCGTGTTCCAGCTCATGCTCTGCATACAGACTCAGAAGGTGATGATGTGCCTTCCGGTAGGCGGTGGCCGTGCTGTCACACGCCCCTTTCAGGCGTTCACGTTCGAAATTCAGCACCACGGCCAGATTGTCATATTCCTGTACCAGCTCCCGGCGTGCCACGCGCTCAATGTGGCGCTGTTTCAGCTCGTCGCTCAGGACACCACCGGCTGCACGAAAGGCGTGCGCCAGTCGTCAGCGTCGTTTCCGTCGGCCTGCGCCAGCGCATTTTTTTCCTGCTCTGCCCGTTCAATGGCCGTGACGGTCTCATCCATCAGGCGGGCGTTCTCAAGATGAGCGGCTCTGGCCTTTTCCAGTTGTGCCAGTGCGGGTTGCAGATATTCAGGGATGGTGTTGTCAGACATTTTCCGGCTCCTCGTCACTTCAGGTTAAGAAAATTGTGACGTACACCGGACAACAACACGACGCATTGCAGATGTGCCAGCCCTGACACAGGAGACTCATCCTCAGACCGGCAAGCCAGGAAAAGGTCGCAGGAAAAACCGGCTTACTGTTTGTTTTTTTATATTTTACTGTTCACCTCTGTTCACCATAAGAAAAAAGATAAGTAATACAGTAAGTTAAAGGGTGAACAATCGCAGTAATGACTGTTCACCGTCTGTTCACCACTGTTCACCCGTTGATGGGATTTTTGTGCTGTTTATTACTTTTTATTTTTATTAATTCACTGAAATAAATAAGAAAAAACAATTTGTATTTCACTATAATTTTTTCCAGCTCCTTCCAGAGCGTTTTAAAGCTATCTGGCGCTGATGTACAAAAAACGCACAGTCATTGTAAGGCTGCCGGAACAAATCCCCCCTGTTGCGTCTGCCAAAAATATTCACAAAATAAAGCGCTACCCGAAGCCGGACGGACTTATCCGGTGCTGTATGGACATTAACGAGGTAGCCCGATGCAAGCTGTTTTTTCTTCCCCGTCTCCCGCCCCTGTGACGCCACTGATGCCGCTGCCGGACATCACGCAGGAGCGTTTTTTACGTCTGCCGGAAGTGATGCACCTGTGCGGCCTGTCACGCTCGACCATCTACGAATTCATCCGTAAGGGGGAATTTCCGCCGCAGGTGAGTCTTGGCGGTAAAAATGTGGCCTGGCTGCACTCTGAAGTCACCGCATGGATGGCCGGGCGCATTGCCGGACGCAAACGGGGGTACGACGCATGATGATGCCTGTTCTGCAAAAAGTCCCTTTTTCTGGCTTGCCTTTTTCCGGCATTTGCGGATATAGTTTTTCCGCTGCCGCAAAATCGGCAGCCGGGCGTGAGAACCCGAGCAATCTAACGGCGACATATGACGCGCCATGCGTCTTTTTTTGTGTCGCAATCAACGCCACAGAGCGCCAGATTATGGTGTGGTGTGTGGTCAGTCGTGCAGATGGCATTCCGTGCATCCTGCCCGCGTCCGCTCATTATGCCGCAGAGTCAATGGTAGCTCAGGCGGGGCAGCCTCCGGGCTGGCCGGTATCCGTTAGAGCCGGTATTCTCACCCCCGTCTGGGCTATCGCCATCGAGCGTGAGAACTCCGGCGATAGCGTAACCTGCTATCTAACGGAGGCTGCCATCATGGCTACAACCCTTACCACCTCACACCCTGAATTTGTCTTTGTGTTTGCGGCTGTCCGTCGCGCAGACCGTCATCCCCGTATCTGTATGCTTCGCACCGTCGCCGGTGATGAACGCAGCGCCCGCCGTTCCCTTGTCCGTGACTATGTGCTCTCCCTTGCTGCCCGTCTGCCGGTGGTGGAGGTGTCCCGTGCGTAATAAAAAAGCCCCTCAGACCGTCTCAGCACGTCATGACGCCCGTGAACACCTCAGCATTGAGGCTTACCATAAGCTCAACCGCGCCAGCGCCGTATCCCGGTTTGTTGGGGGTGATTTGATTCACCGTGAACTCTCCGGCCTGCATCAGCTCTACATTCCGCATATTTTCAGCTACCTGAATGAAGATATTGATTTTGTGCTGAATGAGCTGAAAGCCAAAGGCCTGTGCCGCGATTTTCTCGCCCAGCAGAAAGACCGGGGAGACAGGACGCATGTTTGATTTTCCCCAGCCCGGTGAGATTTACCGTTCTGCCGGTTTTCCCGATGTGGCCGTGGTCGGCATTCTGGAAGACGGTATTCCGTGGGAAATGCCGTACCGCTGCCCGGACATTGTCTGGAATCCGTACCACCGTAAATTCAGTATCCTTGTGCGTATCCTCGCTGACGGGCGCACCACAGACATCCCGCTGGGGCGTTTTCTGCGGGAATTTACCTGTGACCGTCCTGACCTGTTTAAACGCAGCCCCGTAAACCGGCATGCGGTACTGAAAGAAATGGCCGGAGACCCGGAATTACAGAAATGGCGGGAGAAATATCTGGATATTTACCCGCAGGACCCTGTTCCGGTCAGCCGGGCGGCACCGGTGGAGCGGGAATGGCGGGAAATTCCCCGCACGGAGCCTGACCCGGAAATCACCCCGGATAACAGTTACCGCAATTATCTGTAATTAAAAAACGACACCCGAAAAATTAAATGTGCGTATTCGCGCAGGGATACGCACGTCTTCAGGAGACGCAGATATGCCTTATCAGTTAATGCAACCGGCACGGAATGCAGTCATCTGTCACAGGGAGGAAAACAAATGAAAACACCCTTACCGCCCGCCTTACGCGCTGCCCTTTACCGTCGCGCTGTCGCCTGTGCCTGGCTGACCGTGTGCGAACGTCAGCACCGCTACCCGCATCTCACCCTTGAATCACTGGAGGCGGCCATCGCCGCTGAGCTGGAAGGCTTTTATCTGCGCCAGCACGGTGAGGAAAAAGGGCGCCAGATAGCCTGTGCCCTGCTGGAAGATTTAATGGAATCCGGCCCCCTGAAGGCCGCGCCGTCGCTGTCCTTTCTCGGGCTGGTTGTGATGGATGAACTCTGTGCCCGTCACATAAAAGCGCCGGTACTGCACTGAAGGAGAACAACACCATGAAAATGAACGTAACCGCCACCGTCAGCCATGCGCTCGGCCACTGGCCGCGTATTCTCCCGGCGCTGGGGATTCAGGTGCTGAAAAACCGTCATCAGCCCTGTCCGGTCTGTGGCGGGAGTGACCGCTTCCGTTTTGATGACAGGGAGGGGCGCGGCACCTGGTACTGCAATCAGTGTGGTGCCGGTGACGGCCTGAAACTGGTTGAAAAGGTGTTTGGTGTCTCCCCGTCCGACGCGGCCGCAAAGGTGGCTGCCGTGACCGGCAGTCTGCCCCCGGCTGACCCGGCAGTGACGGCCGCCGCCGTTGCTGAAACAGACGCTGCCCGGAAGAACGCCGCCGCACTGGCACAAACCCTGATGGCGAAAACCCGTCCCGGAACCGGTAACGCCTACCTGACCCGCAAGGGCTTTCCCGGCCGGGAATGCCGGATGCTGACCGGCACACACAGAGCCGGTGGCGTGAGCTGGCGCGCCGGTGACCTTGTGGTGCCACTGTATGACGACAGCGGCGAACTGGTTAACCTTCAGTTAATCAGTGCTGACGGCCGTAAGCGCACCCTGAAAGGCGGACAGGTCAGGGGCACCTGTCACACCCTTGAAGGACAGAATCAGGCCGGAAAACGTCTGTGGATAGCGGAGGGATACGCGACCGCACTTACCGTGCATCACCTGACCGGTGAAACGGTGATGGTGGCGCTTTCTTCCGTGAACCTCCTTTCTCTGGCCAGCCTTGCCCGGCAGAAGCATCCGGCCTGTCAGATTGTCCTTGCCGCAGACCGTGACCTCAGCGGTGACGGCCAGACAAAAGCCGCCGCAGCCGCAGATGCGTGTGAGGGCGTTGTTGCCCTGCCGCCGGTCTTCGGTGACTGGAATGATGCCTTCACGCAGTACGGCGGGGAGGCCACCCGTAAGGCCATTTACGATGCCATCCGGCCACCGGCTGAAAGCCCGTTCGACACCATGAGCGAAGCAGAGTTTTCCGCCATGAGTACCAGCGAAAAGGCCATGCGTATCTATGAGCATTACGGCGAGGCGCTCGCGGTCGATGCCAACGGCCAGCTTCTGTCCCGCTATGAAAATGGTGTCTGGAAGGTGCTGCCGCCACAGGACTTTGCCCGGGATGTGGCCGGGCTGTTTCAGCGTCTGCGCGCGCCGTTCTCCTCCGGGAAGGTGGCCTCCGTGGTGGACACCCTGAAGCTGATTATTCCGCAGCAGGAAGCCCCATCCCGCCGCCTGATTGGCTTTCGTAACGGCGTGCTCGACACGCAGAACGGCACGTTCCACCCGCACAGTCCGTCACACTGGATGCGCACCCTGTGCGATGTGGATTTCACCCCGCCGGTGGACGGTGAAACGCTGGAAACCCACGCCCCCGCGTTCTGGCGCTGGCTTGACCGTGCTGCCGGTGGTCGTGCGGAAAAACGCGACGTGATTCTGGCCGCACTGTTTATGGTGCTGGCAAACCGCTACGACTGGCAGCTCTTTCTGGAGGTGACCGGTCCCGGCGGCAGCGGCAAAAGTATCATGGCCGAAATAGCCACCCTGCTGGCCGGGGAGGATAACGCCACGTCGGCCACCATCGAGACGCTGGAATCCCCGCGTGAACGTGCCGCGTTAACTGGCTTCTCACTGATACGCCTGCCGGACCAGGAAAAATGGAGCGGCGACGGTGCCGGACTCAAGGCCATCACCGGCGGCGACGCGGTGTCCGTTGACCCGAAATACCGGGATGCGTACTCCACGCATATCCCGGCGGTAATTCTGGCCGTGAACAATAACCCGATGCGCTTCACCGACCGCAGCGGCGGCGTGTCACGCCGGCGGGTGATTATTCACTTCCCGGAACAGATAGCCCCGCAGGAGCGCGACCCGCAGCTTAAGGACAAAATCACCCACGAGCTGGCGGTCATCGTGCGTCACCTGATGCAGAAGTTCAGCGACCCGATGCTCGCCCGGTCACTGCTTCAGTCCCAGCAGAACTCAGACGAGGCGCTGAACATCAAACGGGATGCCGACCCGACGTTTGATTTTATCGGCTATCTGGAAACCCTGCCGCAGACCAGCGGCATGTATATGGGGAACGCCAGTATCATCCCGCGCAATTACCGTAAATACCTCTATCACGCCTATCTGGCCTACATGGAGGCAAACGGCTACCGGAATGTACTCAGTCTGAAAATGTTCGGACTGGGGCTGCCGGTGATGCTGAAGGAATACGGGCTGAATTACGAGAAGCGCCATACCAAACAGGGGATACAGACCAACCTGACGCTGAAAGAGGAAAGCTACGGCGACTGGCTGCCAAAATGTGACGACCCTGCAACAGCCTGACCCACCTGACCGGCATCTGCCGGTCTTTTTTTATCCCTGAATTCCCCGAAGGTGAACAATCCACTGTTCACCCTTCACCGTATATTAACCCGTTATCACACTGAAATTAAAAGAGAAAAATGAAAGGTGAACAGTGTGAACAATCAAATCAAAAAAACTTTCTACTCCCACTATAGCCTGACTGGTCGTCTCCAAAACGAGCGGAAAAGCATCAACAATGAATAGTTAACTGTTAACTCCGCGCCAACTCATTACCACTTAACTCAATGATATTAAATGGAAAACTATCGAAATGAATACTCTGCAAAATTAAATGCAAAAAAATATATGCCAGTCAAATTTCGTTACGCACTCTCTTCCAAGAAAGAGATAAATGCTTTATACGTCCACCATACTATGTTATTTTTTTAATACGGCTCTGCCTTAAATCTGTGAGGTTGTTTCGCCTCGAAGTATCTTATGTTAGCACATCACGCTACCAATCAGCGGTTAGTTACTTGACGTAACTGTTAATTGGCTAAAGTTTGCATAGAGTGATTGGGCGGAGCCGTAAATTTAGTCCATAAATACAGTAACGAGGTAGAGAGTGTCTTTACATGACAAGCTACTGATGCTTAGTCTCAATTCGGCGAATAAAGAAGAAGATGAGACAATCCCGGAGTTACCTAAGTTAGAGCCTCAGCCCTATCAAGCTGGAAATAAGTTGAAATGGGATAATAAAGAGCTGAAAAATCAGCCCATCACTTCAAAGAATGACATTAATGTAATATGCAAAAAAATTGAAAACAAAAGCATTGTAATTACATCAGCAAACGATGTAGCCAATCTGTTAGAAGTCCCGGTCGGACAATTATTATTTATTTTATATAATAAAAAAGATAACTATAGAACTTTTGAAATAAAAAAGAAAAATGGAAAAAGTAGAATCATAAATGCACCTCAAGGCGGTTTATCAATTCTGCAAGAGAAATTAAAGCCAGTTCTTGAGTACTTTTATCGTCCCAAAAAACCAGCACATGGATTTATTAAGGATAAAAGTATATTAACAAATGCAGAAAAACATACAAAGAAAAAATATGTTGTTAATGTAGATTTAGAAAATTATTTTGGTTCAGTCACTTTCGCTAGAGTATATGGGATATTTAAAAGTAAGCCATTTAATTTCTCTCATCCTGCGGCGAGTATATTAGCTCAACTATGTACTAAGGATGGAAAATTACCTCAAGGAGCATGTACCTCCCCTGTTCTAGCAAATTTAGCATCAGCCTCACTCGATAAACACCTAACCCAACTGGCACGTAGAAAAAACATCACATATACAAGATATGCAGATGATATTACTTTTTCATTTAATCAACGACAAGTCAGAGAAATCATAACGCTAGATAATGAAAATAATTTTGAATTGGGCGAGGCGATTATCTCTGTGATAGAGAAAAGTGGCTTCAGCATAAACACAAGTAAATTCAGAGTTCAGAAAAGAAATGAACGTCAAAAAGTTACTGGTCTAGTGGTAAATGAAAAAGTAAATGTTGAGCGTAAATATCTTAGAGTTACTCGTTCATTAGTTCATAAATGGAGAGAAGACAAGTTAACATCAGCATTGTTGTTTGTTACTAAAAAAGGTTTTAAGGCAACAAATAACGAACATGCTATATCAATTTTTCGCAATCATATTTATGGGCGATTGAGTTTTATAAAAATGATCCGTGGTGAGGACTTCCCGTTATATCTTAAATTAATGGCTGAAATGAGTCATCATGATCCTTTAAAAACAAAAGAAGGGCTTAGAGCAATGAAAGAAACTGAAACTTACGATGTATTTATTTGTCATGCAAGCGAAGATAAAACATCCATCGCAATTCCAATTTACGAAGAATTAATTAAATTAAATATATCAACATTCATAGATCATGTTGAAATAAATTGGGGCGATTCATTAATCCAAAAAATTAACTCAGCTCTTGTAAAGTCTAAATATGTAATTGCCATTCTTTCGGCTAATTCTGTAGATAAACATTGGCCTAAGAAAGAATTGCATTCTGTGCTTGCAAGAGAAATCACTGAAGGTGAAGTAAAATTACTTACTCTTGTAAAAGAAGCAGATGAAGCAATAGTTGCTGAATCTTTGCCGCTCTTAAGTGATAAGCTTTATATGACCTATAAAGATAATCCGGCAGAAGTTGCAGATAAGGTTCGTGCGCTTTTAAACAAGTGA